GCAGGGCATTCCGGATAAGCCGGAAGGCTACGCCCTCTCCGACGCGATCACGAAGCGCCTGGTCGACGAAGACAAGCCGGTGCTGGCGAGCTTTACCGAGTTCGCCCACGGCAAGAATGCCCCGCCTGCTTTCGTCGAGATGGCGACCGAATGGTACGTCGACATGAATGAGAAGGCCGCAGAGGCGCAGCGCGCAGCCGATGATCAGGCGAGTGAAGCCGTCGAAGACGCTCTCCGTGATGCATGGTCCCGCGACGAGTTCAAGGGCAACATGACGCTGGCAAAGCGCTTCATGGCATCTGCCGGCGAGATCGGTGACGTCTGGACGGAAGCGCGGTTGCCCGACGGTCGCCGCCTTGGTGACATCGCGGGCTTCGTGCAATGGGCATCCGACCAGGGGCGCCAGGCATTCGGCGATACGGTCTTCGCGTCGGCGGACAGCGAGGCCAAGCACAGCGGCCGCAAGGCTGAGATCGAGAAGATCATGAATACCGACATCGACCGGTATTACGAAGAAGGTCTCGACAAGGAATACGCACAGATCACCGAGCGCGAACAGAAGCGCCGGAAGTAACGCCCGCACCGAGCGGGTTTTTTAATGCCTGATTGACGGCCACCCCGGTTCGCCGGCCCCAGATCGACGGCTCCCACCCCAAAGCCAAGCGTAACAGCCCCGAAGGAATAGCGGCCACCCCGAGCGATCGGCCCCGCAACGCCTCCGGCCACCCTCGCACGCGCAGGCCCAAACCACCCCCCTCATTTCGAAAGGACTGAACCCATGGCTATCGAAGCCGCAGTAATTCAGTACCGAAAAGAATTCGTGGCGGCGTTTGAGCAGCGTGTCAGCCTGCTCAAGGCGACCACCACGAAGGAATCGGTCATCAACGGCAATCAGGCCACCTTCCTTGTCTCGGGCTCCGGCGGTGATACCGCTGTCACCCGCGGCACGAACGGCCAGATCCCCTACACCAACCCGACCAACAGCCAGCCGGTAGCAACGCTCGTCGAAAAGCATGCTCCGTATGAACTGACCGGGTTCAACATCTTCTCGTCCCAGGGCGACCAGAAGCGCGTCATGCAGATGAACTCGATGGCGGTCATCAACCGTGACATCGATCTCACCATCTTGGCCGAACTGGCGAACGCCACCCAGGACTTCGGTTCCGGTACCGCGACGCTGAACACCGTTCTTGGCGCCAAAGCGATCCTGGGCAACAACGACGTCGACACGAGCGACATGAACAACATGTTCGCGATCATCTCGCCTGCGTTTGAATCTTACCTCTACCAGACGACCGAGTTCTCTTCTGGCGACTACGTCGACATGAAGCCGTTCTCGGGCCCCAGCCGAAAGATGTACCGCTGGGCAGGCATCAACTGGATCGTCTCCAGTAAGGTGACCGGCGTCGGTACTGCCAGTGAGCTTTGCTACATGTATCACCGCGACGCCATTGGCTACGCCGTGAACGTTGGCGAAGAGAAAATCTTCATCGGGTACGACGACAAGCAGGACACTTCGTGGTCCCGCGCTACCGTCTACCACGGCGGCAAGATCCTCCAGAACTCGGGCATCGTGAAGATCACTCACGACGGCTCGGCGTTCGTTGCCACGTAAGGAGATCTGAACATGGCATATGTTGCTGATAACCTCGCGATGGTCGTCAACCCGGTAGGCGGGGGCGTCATTCCGCGCCTCTTCGTCTACCAGACGGCCTCCGATGCCGATGCCACGATTGTTGGCGCCGGCTACTTCTCTGATGGCGTGACCAAGGGCATGCGTGTCGGTGACCTCGTTGATGTCATCGCCACGACCGGCCCAAAGTACAAGCGCTATCAGGTCGCCAGCGTGAGCGGTGCTGCCGCCACCGTAGCGGCTCCGACCGCCATCACCTGATGTAGCGCGTCGCGACTTCGGTCGCGGTGTCGCCTCCATCGCGGTCGAGGGGCGAGGCTTTCTCCCGGTCTCGCCCCGAACCGCCCTTCTTTCGAACACAGAGGCACCCAGAATGGCAAAAGTACTTTCCGCTACCGCAATGACGCGGAGCGCCGATTTCGCGCGTACGTACCACCACGTGGTCGTGCCGCACGATGTGACCATCGAAGACATCCTTCGCCCCGGCTTCTGGGCGCATCACACCGGTCGGCTGAACAAGCACGACATCGTGGACGTGATCACCGAAGACGGCGGCATCGACGTGCAGCTTCGCGTTACCGGCAAGGCGATCGGCCTCGTCGAGATGCGCCCGCTGTGTATCTGGCTGCGCGATGAACCGGCCACAGAGGCAGAAGACGAAGACGCTCCGGCGCCGCTTGGTGTGCCCGAGGGCTACGTCGTCAACCATGCCCCCAAGACCGGATGGCGTGTTCTGACCAAGGAGCCGCCGGCCGAGATCAGCCGCAACCACGTCACCAAGCTCGACGCGGTCAACGCCGCGATCGAGCACGCCGCCAAGGCAAACGGCGCGCAGGCGGCGGCATGACGACAATCGCTTATCGCGACGGGGACATCGCTGGGGATACGCAAGTCTCCAGCGGTACCGTCTTTGATTGCACGGCGGTCAAGGTGGCTCGCAATAGGGATGGCGATCTGGCTGGTGCGGCTGGAACGTCAGTCTTCGCTCAGGCTTTTTTAGCCTGGTTCACTGGTGGCGAGAAGCACGAAGCCCCGCAATGCCCCGAGGATGATGAGGCGTTCATCGTTCGCGCTACCAACCCTGGCGAAGTCGAATGCTTTGAGAAGGGCGGCAAGTGCGTCGTATGCGCCTCGTATTACGCCATAGGCAGCGGCAAGCGTGTTGCCATAGGTGCGATGGCCTTCGGCGCCACGGCCGCTCAGGCGGTCGACTGCGCAGCCAAACACGACATCTACACAGGCGGCGAAGTCGTCGTCCTTTCCCATCAGGGGTAATCGCACATGGCGGACCGTCTCGAAA